ACATTTTCGCTGTTCAAAGTGCCAAGGAACTCTTCAAGATCAGCATCAGTTGAAGCTTCAAAGTTGGCAACAATCCATGCAAAGATTTTGCTTTGTAGACCCTCGCGAGTTGTTGGCTCTGCTTTAGGTTTCTTGAAACATTCAATTTCATGTTTCTTAGCCCATTGACGTAACATAGCATTGGCTGACTTTTCAGATACCTCAACTTGCTCTTGGATCGAAGCAGAACATGTATTGAAAACTTCTTCATCTGTCAAATCTTCACTATTGAGGATGCCATCAAGTATTTCTTCACGCTCTTTCTTGGATTTAACATACCCAAGATCCACCATAAATAAATTGTAATAGCGAGTAACATTTTTAAATTTTGCCCCTGCGCCGATCATTGCCATTTTTATTGAATCTTCATCTTTATCAGAGTCTATCGCTTCGATAAAAGCCTGCTTTATCGCAGATTCAATTGGATCTTCATTTTCTTCTTCTTCCTCAAATTCATCCTCCACCGATTCATTTTGTGTTTCTTCATGTTTACCTTGACTAGCCATTGTAATTCCTCTATATGTTATGGACGCCATCTACAACGCGGATGGTTTACGCTTTCCTGCCTTGCTTTAGAATGAGCCTGCATTATTTCATAAAATCAGGTTATTGTCTAGTCTTTTTAATACTTGTATTGCAAGATTTCAGGATATTTTTTTAACGTGCTGATCAATATTTGATCAGGTTTGATCAATGCATCAACTGAGTTAAAAAAGTCCTTACATGAGCCTATATGACAGTCACGATCTAGTCTACGTCTAATAATCCCGATAGCTCGTTGCCTTGCATATCCCTTATGATCCAAACACCAATATTCTTTGAATACTTTGACATTACAAAGGTAATTAACTACAATCATATCTGGCTTATAAGAATCATTAGCAAGTTGGTACTTTACATCATCTACTCGATACCATTTTTGTCCTAAATCTATAATATCACCACCATCGCTTTCACTTTCTAAGCGTGTTTTGAAAATGAACTCATATCCACATTCAGGGCAGAACTTAATAGCAGGTGGCAATATCATATCACATTCTGGACAAGTCTTTGTAATTGCTGTTCCTTCACCATCAGCTAGATTTTTCTTTTTGCTAACTTGAACATTATTAATCGGGCCAAGTCTTTTTGTGTTTCCTGCGAAATCAAGTACCATGCAATGATCTTTGCCTGGCCATATTCTTAACCCTCTGCCTATTGTTTGAACATGAAGAACTGGTGAATCAGTTGGCCGCAACATTACAATTAAGTCAATTTCTGGATCATCATATCCTGTAGTAAGGATATTCACATTTACCAAAGCTGTATAGATACCTGCTCTATGCCTATCTAAAACATCCTGTTTATTCATTTCCATTCGACTATGAATTAATCCCGTTGGAATACCTTTATATATAAGCCTTTCCGCGATATGCTCTGCGTGTTCAATATCAATGGCGAAGATTAACCATCTTTTATATCCTCTTTCAGTTGCCACTCTAATTGTTTCATCAATAGCAGTATTGGTTATTTCTTCTTTATCAAATAAATTTGACATTTCCTTTTCTATATAGTCTCCACCTCGTTTATGTAGAGAATTAGTGTCAAACTCTAATTGAGTGGAAAGAGTTTTTAGATTGCATAAAAACTCCTCATTAACCAATTTATTAAAGTTAGAAAGAGTGGTATAATCACAAACTAAATCATTGAATAAAGTATCTTTTCTACCATATATATACCCATCTTTCAATCGAAATGGAGTTGCTGTAAGACCACAATACCGAGCGTCAATACCTCCAAGAAATTTCATATACATTGTTTCATCATTTATATTTATTAAATGACATTCATCTATTATTACAAAGTCAAAATGGTTAAATTCACTTATACGCTTATAAACTGATTGGATTCCCGCTACAGTGACGGGCAGGATAGAGCGGGAATTTAATCCAGCAGAATATAATCCAACTTCTTCATTTATAAGGTTAGAAATAGCTTTATGATCTTGTTTAAGTATATCCTCTGTATGAGATAAAACGAGTACATTAGCGTTCCAAGTTTTGCGAACGTACTCGATTAACATGGCAATGATAAGAGACTTTCCAGAACCTGTAGGCATAGCTACCAGCGGATGTAACTTATCATTGCGTAGAATATATCCAATAACAGAATCAACAGCTTCTTGTTGATAATATCTTGGAATCATTTTATTGCCTTCAAAGATTTATAATAATGCATACATGCAGTTTCCATTATAAAATCACTTATTATTTGTTTATTTTCATTTTTGTTTTCGATATTGAAAGCTATATCATTTTCTATACAATATAGTTGGACACATGACATAAAAAGATCGAAATTCCGTTCGTCACAAGTTTCTGTCTGCATTATTATTATTTCTCTAAGCTCATCTGGCATACCCCATAAACTTGCGATATAAGATGCTTTTTTTAAATCAGATAATAAGCTCGCAGCTTGGTCTAATAATATTTTATCATTATTGGATTGCATTTTATTTACTCACATTAACAGATTGATTCATTATGAATCCACGGCCACCATGTAAACTACGCCTTTCACGTCTTGCTATTACACATTGTTCGTAGTTCCATACAGCTATGTTCTTCGCTTCCGACGACGATAGCGCTGGGCTGTGTTGAGCCAAGTTGTTATCTAAGTCCACTTCACATGAAGCACAACCTGATAATAGTAAACTTGCTATTAGTATTGTTTTCATTTTATTCCCCTTGTTATGAGTTAGCTATGTTAGTTAATTGACCTGAGTATTTTAGCATTTTCTTTCTGGCAAATTCTATTTGCTTTGGTGATAATTCACCTTTCTTTATGAATTGCTTTGCTAATGATGATAAAAATTCAGCGTCAGAGCCATTAAACCCAACGCCATTATTATGGGAAGTAGTTTCTGATGCTTGCTCGTCATGAGTTTGCTTATTAAATATGGCTACTATTCCCCTGCATAGCCAAGCATCATCATTTTCTAATTTTGTTTTTATAAATTCTTTGGTATATTTCATTTTGTACACCTATTTTAATTAATATTTGCGTTTGCGTTAAAAAAGGCCGCTACTACACGGCCATAGAGTGTGCTATATTTGATGAGAGTTCTCTGTATAGCGTCAGAGTAAATCTTTTAATTCTGGAACAATTAAATATGTATTAAGTTGATACATATCACAACCAACTCTTTGTTTCTGTTCTGTTAAATTACAGTTTAACACAGAGCAAGACCACTTACCTTCAAATTCAATATTGACATGTTGACAAGTTCTGCAATTTTGAGCAGGCATTTTACCTTCATGACAAATCTTTCTTAAATTACAATATTTACATTCAAACCATGTACGATCACCTATCTTATCAGGTGGCCATTCAGCAGTAAGAATATCCGTCCACATTCTTTCAATTTCTTCGAAGTGGCTTGGATTAAAAGTGACAAGCTCAATATAATACTCGCTATCATTCTTATTATAGGTCATGAATAGACATTTTTCAAGGTTAAACTTGCCTAAATAAGCTGTTATTTGTCCGTAGTAATCAGGCTTTGCTCGCTTAACACCTTGCTTTACTATGTTTTTAAAATTCTTATCGTTGGCTGTTTTAAATTCTACTAGATAACATTCATTACCAAAGAAAGTAACACCATCAATATGCCCTTTTACGTGACCAAATCCTCCTATTACTTCTTTTTGGCGATCTTGAAGTTTAAAACCTGCATGTTCAAGACTCGCCATCATAAATTCTTCCGCTAGTGTACCAGTCTCAAATATCCGCATCGTGCGAGCTGATATGTTTTCTTCCTGAATCCAATGAAAATTGTACCAAGTTTTGCGCTTACATGGTGATCCAGACTCAGAATATCCCATATATTCACGATTTGGATTAGGAAAAACTTGTGAATCTATAGCTTCAACTATGTCATTTTTTGGATTAATTTGTTCTTTTATTATCTTTGCCATTAACAAATTCCTTAAAATAGCCGTCCTTGGCCATGAAACATTAAGCCGGTTTCTTAGTTCCAAAAGGATTCTTTTTAATTCCACCTGTTGAAGCTGATCCACTAGCAGGTTTATAGTTTTTAATCTCATTGCCAGGATATGCTGAATCAGGATCGCGCATTGATACAACTATAATTAATGGTCTATTGTGCAATTCCTGAGAATCATCCATCTTTTCATAGTTAACACCAACAGCTTCGCAGATTTTTTTGAGACTTTTACAAGCAATTTTAACAGCAACTTCGTTTTTATTCACTAAGTTAAGGTTAGTATATACCACTTCCCCCTTATGTTGGCCTTCAACTATCTTAAATTGCAGTGATAAATAACTCCCATCACCTGCCTTAGTGTCCTTATTTTCTGATTTAATGATTTCCGCTAGATACTCGCCTGCTGGTACAAACTCATCATCTGGAGTTTCTCTCATTGATTGTTTTGCTTCTTGTGATATTTTAGCCATTTTAGTTTCCTATTATATTAATGTATTGAGTTTATTGAATGCTTTAAATGCTTTGTCTAATTTTATCTTTAAATCATTATCACCATTTACCCTATCAGAATGTAAACAACCACGAATCATTTTAAATTCTTCAATGGTCATTATTGATTTAATACCTTTTATCTTATCCCTTAATAATTTTTCGGCTTCAAGATATTTGGTATGTTGTTCTTTCAATCTTAAACGCTCAGGCTCAAGTTGATTTTTTACTTCTTCCATTACTGCATTTTTGAACCCTGCTTTAAGTTCTTCAATCATTATTGCTTTAGCCTTTTCATAAAGTTCTTTTTTAGCATCGCTCATATTTTCTTTAAACTTGTCACCTTTTGGCGTTTCTGCTCCTGTTTTAGATGACTTTTTAGGTTTTTCTTGTTGTTTATTTGGATCATTTTTCTTTGCTTCATCATAAGCATATTGCATTGAAATGATTCCATCATAAACTTTTTGTAGCAAGTCAGGTCTGAATTGTTTAATATAATCAGCCATCCTTACATATTCTTTTTTAGCTCCCGTAGCAGCCCCCGCTTGCGCGTTAGCTTTACCGTCGTCCTGTTTATCGCTATGTCCTTGATTTTTATCAGGTTCTGCAGCATAGGCCGATTTCGGCCTATCCTGCGCAGAATCTTGATATTGATTACTATGAGTAGTTTTACCACCCTCCCTCTTTCTTTCTTTAGCTTGTTCACTGTAAAAAGACTTAACACCAAGTGCTATAATAGCTCTTTGGGATGCTGTTAAATGTCTACGATCAACATTTCTGGCAAGTGACCAGATCATAGCCTTTTCATCACTGTCAAAGCTAATATATTCAATCTTTAAATCAGTATTTGTTTCAAAACATGCCATCAATCTTGATCTTCCATCAACTAGAAGATTTGTTCCAGATTGAATAAATATAGGATCATATAATCCATTTGCATCAATGCTATCAACAAGTCTTTGGTAATCTTCAATTGTTGGACAAGGAATAAGATTTGCACATTCATGCAAACCTGAAATGTTTTTATAAAATTCATTGATGGTTTTTAACACTTCATCTTGTGTATAAGTTTTTACTTTCATAGTTTCCACCTTTTAATGTATAAGTTGCACATCCATGTGCATAAACTGATATTAATCTATATCAGGTTCACCAGGATTTAAAGAATCATCTTCTTGGCTTTTTTCAGGTTTGCGATATTCAAGCAATCCTGTAATACGACCATATTGAACTTTAAATCCAATACATTGTAATACTTTATACATTTCAGTCCACAAAAGTCTATCTGTTACACCTAGTGGTATTTTTGCTTGAACATCATGTGTTCTAAGTATGCAAACCGCTTGATGCTGGTCAAATGATCTTGAACCACAAACACCAGGAGAAACAATATATGGTTCTATTTCAGACCAACATGTGTTTTCATCTGTTAAAAGGATTTCTTTTATAACATCCTTTATTTTCATAGATTCAACTTTATTGTTGGACGCAACATTGTTTATATTATAAATTGACATTTTAAATTACCTTATTCTCTAGTTAAAAGTAGCTAGAACTACAAATATTCGGAAGTGAATATTTATCGAGTGCCATTGTCTAAAAGGCACTCTGTAAATATTACTTTTTTGCTTTGCCTGTAATTTTCTCGAATATATAAGCTAGGTCAGGCCGCTCTGGATTATCTAGTTTCCCGCTCCTGTCCTTGCTGTCATGCGTGATAGATGGTTGAGTCTGCAAGTATCTAAACTGCAATCCTTCCTCATCTTCACCAATCTGCAAGCATAGAATTTCATCAAACATATAGGGAATGTTTTGTGGTAATACTTTACCTGGCATCATTGCTTTATATTTTGCGAAGCCTGAATATACATCTTCGATTCTAGCCATCTTTGCAGTGAAGTACACATGATGGGTACTGATGTCGCGGAAAGCTCTTATAACATCCATGATGTCGTCATTGAGTTTGCCATAGGCCATTCTTGGATCTTTTACCCCCTTTTTGTTGCTGGTTAACATAGTTTCAGCGAGATCAGTTATTGAATCCAAACAGATAGTTAGAAAGTCTGCACTGTGTTCTGGATCAGTAACGTATTGATACGCTTCTTCCATGTCCTCTAATGAGGTTACTTTTATAACAGGAATGTTAGTTCCTTTTAATGAAAGTAACCCACTTTCTGAGCTGATTATGATAGGTCTTGGTGCTGTCTTGATGAGAGTGGTTTTACCCATTCCTGAATCACCAAAGACAAGCACCTTGACAAAATCACAATCAATCTCTGTGGATGTGAGACTGATTGTCATGGTACTACTCAGTTGTAGTTGTTAAATCAGAACCAGGATCAGGCTCTGGTTCCTTGTATTGAAACTCTACTTCTGGAACATAGCTTACTTCTAAAACTGTTTCAATAGATTGATATTTTGGATTACCGTCCCAATGACGCTCGTAAGCATTGCACTTCTCAAGTTCTGCGAGAAGTTTTGGTGTGATTTCAAGTTGTGTTGAATATCCTATATTTAGTATTAAGCGGGCCATAATATTATTGCTCCAAATTATGGATTAATGATTCAATGTCAGTGATATAATCATCATCTAATAACGCAGATATGTTTTGATTCGATAATGGAACACATATTGATTCAATGTAAATTTCTTCATCTACTACTTCTGACCAAGTATCTGGACTGCCTACTCTACTTGCAGATGTAGCAGGAATATATTGGTATTCTACAGTTAATAAAATACCTTCGATCCGAAGATCTATTGTTTTTGTTTTCATTTTCATTTTTTTGGCCTTATCAGGTAAGTGTGATTTAGATGGTTTATTTTTTAGAAAATTTAAATATAAGAAACTCATAAGTCTCCTGTAATGATAAAATCAATGGTTGGAGCAGCTGGTTTCCGCGTAATGCAGTCATCTAGCTCGTAACGCTCTAACTCATCTAATTTATTGTAGCTGCCTTCAATAAGTTTGGGTTCGAATTTTATACATGCCTGGGCTTCTTCGGGAAGGTCATCATACATATCAGATAATAATTTTTTATCTAATGATAATATTTCATTTTTACCAATTCTGACATCAAATGTTTCAAATTCAAATTTATGTTTTCCTGATGGCAGATTATTTGTTAGAGCTTCCGCAAGTTCGACTCGAAGGTTCATCTCATCGTTTTTTAATTTATTGAGTTGGTTTTTTATTCTATAAAGCTCAACGAATTTGTGCTGGTATTTGGAAATGTTAATCTTTTTCATTTTGGTTCTCATTTAGTTATGGTTAATGGTTCTAAGGTAATATAACCTTGCACTACTTAACATAGTGCACTAGCATTATAAGGCATATATAAGGAATAGCAAGGTAGCTTAAATAAATAATTTATAGGGCTGTAAAACATGCTATGCTTGAAGTTCCGCTATCGCTGCTCGGTCTTGTTGAGATAAGACGAACGGTCGTATTGCTTTAGAATTGATTGGAGAATGGGTTTATGTTTACAGCTTCTTTGGGATATGGTGCAAATAATGAATCCAAAATATTCATATTTGAATTTGATGGATTGAAAGGTTTCTACAATGACATAATAAAAGGAAATAATAAGTGTGAGTTGGATGATTTGAGTAGATTGGATAAGGGTAAAGTATTAGCAGATAAGTTAAAGCAGTATTATTTTATATGTACTGGTGATTATAAAATTGAGGGTACTGGTGAGTTTTTGGGGATGGATGGTGTTGATTATAGCCATCGCAAGAAGAATTTGTTAGATGATAATGCTAAGTATCATTGCCTGGTAATTGATGGTGATGTGTCTAATGATGGTGTGTCTAATGATGGTTTATGTGATGCTGGTTATGTGCATAGTGTTATTAAGAAGTTGGGGTATAATAATTTTGTATATACTTCTTATAGTAATGGGATCAGTGGGAATAAGTGGAGGGCTGTTGTTGAGTGCGAGTTGTTGAGGTGTGATATAGAGGGTGCAACCAGGGCGCTTTGGGAAGAGATGCAGAGTAATGGAGTAAATGTAAAGTTTGCTAGTGAGAATAAGGATACTGTAAGAATATGGTTCTTCGGGAAAAGTTGGGGTGATGGCTATGCTGATTACGGATGGTTTGAGGGATTACCGTTTGTATGGAAAGATTCGGAATCCGCTGGTGAGAGTTCTTCCGCTGGGTCAGGGTCTGAGCATGATGAAGAATCATTGGATGACTTTGAATATAAGATGCGTAATTGGAGCAAGTCGACTGGTAGGCATGAAAGTCTGTTAAAGTTTGCATTAGGTCTTATTAAAGATACTAAGTGTAATAGAGCTATGGTTATTAAATTAGTTCAAATTGCAATGAAGTTGACGCCTGTTGGTAGCAGGGATTCCCGCTGGGAAGAGGAGTATAGGGATATTAGCAGGTCGGTTGATGGTGCTATCAATAGGATAAAAGAGGAGAATGAGGAGGAAAAGGTTGATTTAAGTGGAATAAGGATGGAAAGAATTGTTAATTCATTGCCTATGCCACCAGGATTATTAGGCGAATTGTGTATGGATTCATTTAATATGCAGCATTTTCAGCATAAAGAGATTGCATTAGCCAGCGCGCTTGCTCTTGTTGCAGGGATATGCGGAAGAAAGTTTAATGTAGATACTCATGGATTGAATCTTTATATTACATTAGTAGCTGATACAGGGATGGGGAAGGACGCAATAAAGAGATTTATTAATACAACACTAAGCAGGATTAATAAACTTGGTAAAGGAAGTAGTTTTATTGGTGCATCTGATTGTACAGGGCCAAAGCCATTAGCAGCATCTATGGAGTGTGCCAGAAGTAAAATATGTGTGTTTGAAGAAGCAGGTTTAATGATGGCATCACAAGTCGGCGCAAAGCAGGACTTACAGAAGTTTTTATTAAGTAGTTATACCAGCAGTAGTTGGGATGGGATATGTGGAGGAACTATGTATTCTGATGATAAGAATAGTATTCCAATAATGCATGGACTGGCACTGTCGATAATAAGCGAAAGTACACCAGATGTTTTGTTTAGAGCATTAGGGACAAGTGGTAGTATGATGAATGGCCACCTTCCTAGACAGACAATCTTCCGCGTGATGAATGACAAACCACCTATAAATAGGAATAGAATTACTGAGATTAGTTCTAAATTGAGGCTTCGATTGAGTAAATTGGTAGATAGTTGCTCAGAGATTCAGGCAAAAGATGTGCTGGAATATGATGATGTTTGGCATTTAGATATGAAAAATATACAGGAGAACTTTTTCGATTATTGTGATGAATGTAGATTAGTTGGACAAGAAAATAAAGGAACACCTAAGGGTGCCATGAGCACCCGCGCGGCTGTGAAAGCCTTGAAGTATGCTGCTATTGCTACAGTAATCAATTATGAACATTGTTTGGAGATTAAAGAACTTGAGTGGGAGTGGGGAAAATCGTTGGCTATGTATGAATTAAATGGTGTTAGTGACTTTTTCTCTGGTACATCGTTTGATAATGTTATGGATGATGTAGCCAAAAGAGTAATCGGGCCTAGTATATATAAATTGGTAGAGTTAAAGATGGGAGCAGATGGACAGATTGCATTAAATAGACATGAATTAGATAAAGGGTATATTCCATTTAGTAAATTATATAGGGATAATAGGAATAATAAACAGATTCAATATGATGATAGATTGAGCCACAATGAATGTATGCGTAAAGTAATCCGCTATATGTGCGATGATGTAGGGTATATTAGCAGGGTTCATAATCCTATGGATATGAGAGGAAGACCATATAGATGTGATGTATTTACAGTAACACCATTCTTTTTAGAACTATTTAAATAGAATCATAGTAATTTTGATAATAAGGTGGATGAACGATGAACGAGATAAAGAATAAAACGATTGAAATTGATGTAGAATTACCCATGTTGTTTTTATCATTTGATAGCCAATATAAATTATTATAAGATTTCCGCTTTGGGTAAGCCTGATTATCCTTTGGGTTATTATGTTGAATTTCACATTAATAAGCTAGAATTATATGATTATGACTGTATAGAATACATATTTAAAAACGATGTTTTTAAGATATTCCACGATGCTATAAAGGGCGAAGTAGAACGACTTTGCACTATAGACTAGGTGTTAGACAGTCGTGACAGGTAGCTAATTACCTGTCTAAACCTGTCACCCTACCTGTCACAAGTTATTGGTTTTAAAGGTAAAAACGGCATTTAGGTAGACAGGTTGAAAAACCCGTGCGCGAGCGCCTTTTTGCTCCTTTTTACTTAATTAAACGTTGTTTAATTAGCCTCGGAGTATAAATCTCTCTAAATTACCTTTTTTATTATTATTTATATATATTAATAACTTATAACAGGTAGATAAACAGGTACTTTTAGGTTTTGACAGGTATATTATGAAAATTGAGCTATTTTTACCCTTCCCACCTTCAAT